CTGGTGAATCAGGTGAGACAACTAGGTTGTCCCATACAAGACGCTTATTGTGGGCTCCGCCCTCAACCTGCGCCTTTACTTTGAACATGGTTTTGCCAGATTGCGATGTTGTCGCAGTGGCTTCAACGACTACGAGATCGTAATCGCCGTCTGGAAGCGGATCATAATTACCCGCGTCTCCAGCATCCTTAATAAGTTCTGCCCAATTGCGTGAACTCACTTGGTGCCTTCTTTCTGTGTTGTAGTTTCAGCTGCCGCTGCTTGTTTTGGTCCAAAAACAATGTCGAGCATTCGCTCAATTGACATGTCTTGTTGTTCTACGACTTTGCCGAGGCGTCCTTGAACACGCTCGCCAGCTTCGTATTGATTTGTTCTCTCAACATACATACGACGAACTTTGTATGGAGGTTGAGTTGGATCTGGGTTCATCCGTTCTTCAACGGTGATTGCCCCCAGAATGTCGTAGAAGTATGGAGCCTGAATTGCTAGCTGTCCTTGTAAGTATGGACGATAGCGACCATCCTTGTCAGTTCTAGCCATTGCAGTAAGGACCACAGCTTCTAGTGGATTAGTTGGGTGCATAGTTAAGTCGCGGAGGTCTCGTAAAAGACCGCCCATATGACGCAACAATTCACCCCACTGTTGCTGAGTCATCTGATTAACACCAGCAATGTTCTCCAAGCATTTAACTTGAAGTTCAGATACTGAGTCAATAATCAGACTCTTAAAGTGGTGCTTTCCAAGTTGCAACCACTGATATGTTTTGAGAACCGTGTCATAGTCACGAACAGTAACTACAACGGTGTCCCAAGTACCATCTGCGAGAGGTGGTTCCTCTCGCAATGGATCCCAATACTTGACAATGATAGGCAAAAACCTGTGACCGCCTTCAACATCAAGCATGAGCCGTGGGTAAGGTGCAGTGACAGCAAGACTTGATTTACCAACCTTGCTCTCTCCGTACACCATTACAGTAAGAGAGCGTTGAATTTCGCTCATCGTCACTCACTTCCTTTTTTCTCGTTTGTTTCGTAGTACGCATATGGGTCTGCGACCTCATATGAATCGCTAAGTGCTTGTTCAGCGGCGCTTCCGTCGTCAAACATTGGGCATATAGCGAAAAATTGGCACTTCCACTTGCAGTCACGAGTTGGTCGTGGGTATGCAAGATAGGCTGGTTCCCCACCTTCATCTAATCCTTTTCGGACTCTCATCAAATCTGAAATAGTTCCGTGAATGCGATTCCAAAAAGATCTCATTGTAAAAATATTATGTCTAACTTCAATCTGATCATAAAAAGGAGGACGAGCTGCAGCTGTGCGCTTTACCTTTTTTAGCATCGTAAAAATGCCACCTTCAGCACGATCAGACTCATCGCGTTTGGTTGATTCTAAAAGCATGTAGGTGAGAACTTGCTCATTCATATTTGCCAAGTTAGCAAAGTCGCTAAGAGAGCCACCGACAGTTTTAAAGTCACGGAACATACGAACACCGTCTGCCTTGCGACGAACACGCATGTCAAGCTTTCCTTGTAGTTCAACTTCTCCATTAAACAAAGGAGCAATGATGGTTTCTTCTGTAGAAATAACTTCTAGCTCAGCATCAATTCCGTTTTCTTCAACCCACTGCTCATAACCTTCAAGCATGATGCGACCCATCTCAGCTTCTTGCTCCAGTTGAAATGTGTCTTGAAAATCTGCAAGCAAAGCTTGACGATCTACATCTACAAGATCAGAGTGAGCTTTAATTAATGGAATATTTTGAGCATAGTGAGCATCTAAAGCTGCGTGGATACGGCTACCAAATGCAAGAGCACCAGTTGTATCTTTGTATTTAGGTTGTAGGCGACGATAGTAAGTAAGCCACCACTTGCGACGACAATCTTTAAATGTTTGGATTTCTGAATTTGAAAGTCTTACAACATCACTCATAGCAAACCTGCCTTGTCATCCTTGAGTAGTTTCATTAATTGATCCCTATCCCGAACAATCTGTTCGAAGTTGTCAGACTTTGTTTCAAGAACTTGAATAACTCTCTCTTCAATAGTTCCCTCAGTTACATAGTCCATAATCAAAATGGAGTCGTGTATTTCGCTTCCAATACGATGTACTCGATCCAAGGCTTGTTTGTGGTCAACTAATGACCACGGTCTTTGAAGCATAACCAAACGGCGTGCTGCAGTCAAGGTAATACCTACACCACCAGCCTGAGCCGTGAAAAGAATCCACTTTATACGACCCTCTTGAAAATCATCTACTGCTTTTTGACGCTCGTCTTCATTTTGAGCCCCAGTGATAAGTCCGTGAGGGATTTTTGCTTTAGTCATAGCAGCACTTAAAAGATCGATTAACTGACGAGAAACAGCACATACGGCAACTGAGTCATCTCCAAAATCACCATTGGCAATATCATCCATAAGAGCATCTACTTTGCAAGAAGGTTCAGCAAGAATTGCTTTCATCTCCCCCGTTGATTCATCAACTGTCATATCAGCATAAGAACTAGCAAACTGAAGTAAACGAGTGGTTTGGGTAAGGATGCTTGGAGCGGTAAGAGCATCACCAGACTCTAACTCTGCAATCATCGTATCTCGCATTTGCTCATAAGCTTTCTTTTGTTTGGTAGACATCTCAACATCTCTACGCTCAGTCAAAACTGGAGGTAGATGTGGAAGCACCACTTTCTTTAGCATTCGTCGCATAACAGGGTTTACAGACTTATAAAACTCATCTTGCATCATTGGCTTAACACCAATAACCATCATTCCACCAAAAGCGTTAAGCATTACATCGATCATTCGATCAATCCATTTGGTTTTGCTAGGCCAGTCTTTTGGAGATAGCCAGTGAAGAATTGCCCAAAGGTCAACTACATTGTTAGCAATTGGAGTTCCTGTTAGTGCAAAACGAATCTCAGCGTCTCCAGTAGCAGACCAAAGAGCACGGCTCTGCTTAGATTTAGGGTCTTTAGAACGATGAATTTCGTCTGCTATTACAGCTTTAAAATCTATATTGTTTAATTCACGAGGGTGCACTTCACAGCGGGTCTCTGAAACACCTTCATTCTCGCCACCACAAGCTTTGCAGTGGACTAAGGCTATAGACCCGTAACCAGACAGTCTTGAGTGAGAGCGTAGAGACTCCCAATTAATGATGTAGACATCTGCTGGAGTGTCAAACTGCTTCTTGCGCTGGGCTGCAGTTCCCTTTATTACTTGGGTAGTAACGCCAGGCCACCACTTCTGAAATTCTCTAGCCCAGTTTTTCTTCAAGGTATTAGGACAGACGATAAGGGCTGGGAATACCTGCTCCCCAGAGTCTTGTATAGCCTTTAAAGCACGGATAGCTTGGGCAGTCTTACCTAAGCCGGGCTCGTCTGCCAATAAAGCCTTACGAGCCGTTTTAAGGAACTGTACGCCAGCTCTTTGATGAGGAAACAGGTCTTCATCTCCATCTGCGCTCTCAAGCTCTCTGAGGGCGTTTGAAGGGGTAATACGGGTGTTTAATTCATTAGTTGCCCATTCGGAAAGGTTAGGACCTATCGTTAATCCGTCTCTAAATGTTGATCTTAGAGCTAAACAGGTTGTCCAGCTAAGGGGAGCTCTCCAAACCTGATCTTTAGGGCTCCAAGAAGCCCCTGGAAGGCTTTTACAGAGCTCTTTGTAGCGCCAATCAGTAGTTAGTAAGATGTGCTTTTTATCAGCATCTACTTCGGCTATTACGGACAACTTACCCTCTTTTCTATGTCATTATGTCATATGCGGTTGTAAAACTTTTTTGAAGAAGTTTATCTTACCGCATATTAGTCTAGCAGAACTCTTGGCTTCCAGCCAGTTTTAACCAGTCTTAATAGGGCGTGTCGCATAGCGTCATTTGCGTGCCCATCTCCGCCTACATGCCATGTCCCTACCTTTTTTAAAGCTTCGTTGGGAAACATGGCTTTAGCATCTGCAGGAGATTGAAATATAATACTTTCTGGGTCATATCCGTTAGAACGGCATAGATGTTTTAGAACCCCTATTTGCTCAAGGCTATAGGGCGCTTGAGAGTTACGGACTGTCTGAGCATTAATGGTAAAGCGCTCGCATACAACTACAAAGTTTTCATATTTTTTCCAACCTTGTAAAAAATTTTCTATGTAGTTTGCAAACTCGTGTGGTTGAACTTCTGCAGATGCAACTCGCTTTGGAGTCTCTTCATCATAAGAAATAAAAACAACTCCGCTAGCTTTACCGGGATCTACTGATAAAACATATCTCATTTATACTTTTGACCCCAGTTCTCTAAAGGACCATCAACATCTGCTGTTAATGGAACTGACCAACCTTCTGTAGTTGTCATACATTGACGAACTAAACGCTTAATTTCTTCAGCGTCCTTGCGTGGAGCTTCAAGAACAATTTCGTCATGCACTGGAACAATAAGGTAGTCGGTCAAGTCTGCTTGATCAAGCTTTACAAGATTTGATTTAAATACTTCAGCAGCTCCACCTTGAATTAAATAATTGACCAATGTATAAGTGCGGTTTTCATCACAAGGGATACGACGACCAGTCCAAGTGTGGACATAGCCTTGACCTTCATTACGAAGTCTTGTTTGACCAATATGATCAACTTGCTTTTGGAATATAGACATTCCTGGATAGTTAGCATCAAAAGAGTCGGATACAGAACGCATCTGCGCTTCTGGAACTCCAGCAGTTAGAGCTTGCTTTGCAACCCCTGCTCCGTATAGTCGTCCATAAACAACACCCTTGATCAAGTTACGGCGCTTGTCAGACTTCTGCATATCTGGTTCCTGATAAACCTGACGACCAATCTCAGTAAATGGGTCTGACCCTGTTGCATCTGCGTGATGGAATAGTTTGATGAGATTCTCATCTTCAGACAAAGATGCAAACATACGAAACTCGACCTGATCCAAGTCTGAAGTGATGATTACATGATCGTCTTCTCTTGGTATAAACGCTGTCCGAACTGTGTCATCTCCCTTTGGAAGAGTTTGTAGAGCTGGATCTGTAATAGACATACGAGATGTACGAGCGCCAAGGGTCTTTACAGATGGATGAACTATTCCATTAATCGACTTGCTCATAAAGTTTGAGAAGTAAGTATTTGCAAGTTTATCTGCTTTTCGTTGTTTTAGAACAATATCGGCAAGATTTTTCACTTCATCATTGCCATTGATCATTAACAGCTTAAGTTGATCTTTGGACGCAGACTTTGCTCCAGATGGAGTTGTCTCCGTGATATCTGCACCTAGACCTTCAAACAAACGAACAAGCTGAATATTGCTAGTTATGCTAACTCCACCGTAAGTGTCTTTTGCCCAAGATTTAACAGACTCTGAATAATTTATAAGCTCGTCAAATTTCTTTTTTGAGTAGTCAAGATCAACTCGAGCGCCATTGATTTCCATACGGGTAACAATTTTTCGTGTTGCCATTTCAAGTTCGTAAGCACGGTTGTATGGACCTTCAGGACCACACTTTTTGTAGAAGATTTCCCAAAGGCGCATCGTCAATACAGGATCAAGAGCACCGTAAAGCCAAAACGGCTCAAAAGATGTAGGAACTGTTCCCCAAGTCCAACCGTTTTCAATAAGAGCAATATCTAACCCTTCTTGCATTGCCACAGCTTTTGAATCAACATAAAGAGCAGATAATGGTTTAAGAGCACCAGATCCCAGCGGGTCAATGATATGAGCCATAATCATTGTGTCGTGTGCACGCTCCCATGGAATGCGCCAACGAGATTGAATTTCAAACCAACGAGCTTCGAAGGCAATGTTGTGACAAACAATAGGTCCATCAAATTTATCCATTGCTTCGTAGAAAACACCAGACCATTCATCCCAAGGAATTGACCAGCCTTGCATCCCATCTCCAACTTGAACAAGCCGTAATTTTCCATGCCAAGGAGACAGAGCATCTTCTCTTTTACCGCCAGGCAATTCACCAGTTTCAGTATCAATTGCAATAGCGTTATAAGGTCTGCGTTCTCCAAGCCAAGCAATAAAATCTCTTGCTTTTTCTACGGAGTCAACAAGGTGTAGTTGTACATCACCAAGTCCATTTGTCACTATTCGTCACTCTTTCTTCTAGTTGTTAGGGGATTATCTCCACCTGATATATAGCTTCAATCTTAGGGTCGTTCAAAGATGCTCTTTCAAGCAGCCTTTGAGCTACATTAGTAAGATATCTTGCACCACCAGCATCATATTTGTAAAGCGCATCCAGCACCGCGTCAGGGTCTTCGCTTACCTGAGCCCAGTTGCGATCAGTTTCAGGAAAAATAATAGGTAAGTTATATGATGGATTGCATTCTTCACAAGGTATGGAATCAGTTGATAGCTCTTCTGACGAACCTTCTTTAAGACCATACCGCTTTACAAGCGGGCATGTTGGAGTGTGGAAAACTATAGAAACACCTACTCTAGAAAGTATATAAGAACCATTCTCTGTTCTAAAAAGTTTAAATTCAATCCAACGAGTAGATCCACGGCGCCATGAAGAAGATTCTCCAAGAAGGCGTCCGTTGAACTGAAGAGTTCTAGAGCCGTCTTTTACTTCATGCATTTACTATTCTCCTCCTCCAGCAGTTGGACCAGTAGGAGTGTTAGGTATTTCTTCGCCTGTTACTGGATCATGACTGTGGTCGTCTTCATGTTCTGTAATTGTTATTATTTGATTACTTGCTGGACTTTCTGGGTGAAAGTAAATGTAATTCCACCAAAAGTAAATCTCTCTTTGAGCCCACTCTATTTTTTCCCAGTTTTTTATAGAAAAAGCATTACTTCCAATGGGTTCGTCTAAAGGAATCATAGACAGATTCTGAGATTCATCGCGGATGTATTGAAGTAGATTGTTCATATGCTGGTATATGAGTTCTGGAGAAAATTCTTCTCTTTCATTTTCATTTGAAAAATTAAGTGCAGTGTGAAGTTCTTCTCCATTAGAAGCTGTAAATACTTTACAAATATATGGCTTATTTCCTACTTCATAATTAGGTTCGTAAGATATCATATCTTTTCCTTCAGTCTCTGAATCTCTTCTTTAAGAGAGTCTATCTCATCTTGCTGTACTTTGATAAGTTCAATTGCTAGTGTCGCAAGAATTCCGTATTGTAAAGAATTTACCTGACCTTCCGAGTCATATCCAAGTATCTCTTCTATCCCTAATTCTTGAACTTCTTCAGCAATATAGCCAAACATCCATTCTCTATGCATACTATCTTGAAGATGTCTAACTTCGTTTTTATATTTATATTTTTTAAGTTTTAAGTTAAGTAGTTTTTTAGGGTCAAAACTGTGATCTTGTATTTCTTTCTTTAACTTTAAAGTAGAGGTAATTGGCTGACCTGTTGAAAAGTTTGGAAGGCTTAATCCGTGACTGTGAGTGGTACTAGTAGTAGTCCCACCGTGGTTGTGGGAGCCGCTGTTATTAATAGCGTAACTTGCACCTGAAAGTACTGTGTGAGTGTGAGCAGGTACTCCTCCAGCTGTATGTGTATGGTTTCCAACAGCTAGCTGGTTAGAACCAGTTCCAGTACTAACCGTTAATGTATAACCTCTTCCGTTGGCGTTAGCAGTGTTGGAAAAAGAAACCCCTACACCAGATGAATTTATAGAAGTTACAATGCTTGCTCCGCCGCTAATTTTTCCAATGGTAATTGCTCCAGCAGCTATTTTTTCATTTGTAATTGCAGCATTTGCAATTTTTGCATTTCCTACAGCTGAATCAGCTATTTTTCCAAGAGTTATAGCTGAGTCTGCAATTCTTATTCCAGTTACAGCACCTGCAAATATTTTGTCAGTTGTGACACAACCTGTACTCAGCTGGTCGGCAAGAATAGTTCCATCGATAATATGGAGGTTTCCTCGAACAGAGTCTGCAGCCATTTTAAGCTCTGTAACTGCTGAAGCTCTTATTTTGTTTGTTGTAACAGCTCCATCTATAATTTTTGCTTCTAAAACAGCATTAGATGCTAATTCACTATCTGATATAGCTCCAGCAGCAATTTTTGCTCCTGTAATAGTGTCGTCAGCTAATTTAGCATTTGTAACAGTTCCACTTACAATAAGAGCTCCGTCTACGCCGCCAATAATCTTTGAACCAGATATTCCAGCTATTTTTGCGTCTGTTACTTGAGAGTCACCTATTTTATCTGTAGTAACAGCACTACTTGCTAATTTGTCAGTAGTAACTGCAAAATTTTGAATTTCATTTGTGCCAACAGCATTTGCTGCAACTTCATTATT